CAATAGGCTCCTGCCCGTCAATATCTACCCGTGCCCATTTGAATCCCGTATCCTGCGACGCGAGCATATATTCCATGAGCGTTACCCTTGCTTCCTCTTTGCTCATGTCATCAGGTAGCGCCAGTGCCCCGAAATGCTCAGAGTTGATGGCGTAATGAAGAGTACGCCTGCCATTAGTAAGAGGAAGCCGCGCCGCATTTTGTCGCAACTTATCCTGAGTGTCGCTCATTCGCCTCTCTCCTCCCTCACGTAGTCCGCACCACCCAGAGAGCGTCGTACCCGCTCCGATTCGTCGCCCTCTTCCCCGTCGTGGGCGTAGTTGGGCACGGCGAGCATTGATAGTGCATACCGATTCGCGTCAGTGGATTCCTCCGCCATCTTTACCCGTGCCTGATAGTCCGCCACCGCCGTACACACCTCCGCCGCCGTCACCTTTGCCCCCTGTGGGTCTCTATCCGCAGTGGCAGATATACTCCACATCGCACGTTTCACGCTGTTCAGCAGTTCGTTCAGTTCTCTATTCATCGCTCTTTACCTTTCTAGGTCTACCTGTAGGTTTCCCGCCGCCTTGTTGGGTTCGCGCCTTGTATGCCTCTGCCGATTGCCTCTTTAGCACCTTCTTCCCTGCTATAGAGACGTACTCAATTCTACCCTCACGAATCGCACTCCACACCGTTTGCGTCGCTACCCCAATGATTTTAGCCGCATCTCTCACACTGATATAATCCTCCAAAAGCCTTCTCCTTTATCGCTTTCACCTAGTATGCACCAAATCAATAAAAATTACTACTTATTTTTATAAAAGCCTTCCTTTCTATTGCTTTATGTGGTAGTATATAGGTATCAAACCAACAAGGAGTTACCCGAAATGAATACTAACATCCAACCCCGCAACGCAAGCGAAGCCCACCGAGTCCACTCCCTCCTATGTCATTAACCTCTCGAATAGCACCGACTTCTACCCAGAAGGATGCTCCTGCCCCGACTTCCAAAATCGCGGTAGTTACTGCAAACACGTCTTAGCATGGGAGATATGGAAAACGACGGTAGCAGGATGGAAGCGTACCTTTGAGGCAACCACACGAACCTATACCCTACAGAAGTTCACAGAAGACGAACTAGAGGCAGAGGCGTGTGAGATGGATTTAGCCTCTTACCTCCGATGGAAAGAACTCTCTGAAGACCCGTTTGCAAAAATCTTCGCCTAAACAACAAAAAGGGACTAGGGGAGTCATTACCTCCTCTAGCCCCTCACCTCCCGAAGGAGTTACCAGCGTGACAACATTAGCCAAACATGAACCGATTTCCTGCTTCTACGTAGAGTGTCATATCACCTACCCAGACGGGGAGACCCTTATTTGCAACTACGCACCGTTCGCAACCCGTGAGGAAGCCGTCAAGTACATCGCCTTCCGTGAGACGCTTGGCACGAACGTCTGCAACCGTTACAAAGTCCTTGAAACCGAGAACGTCAATAGGATACCTAACGTCCTAACCGTGAATCCAAATTACACCCTATCGAGTGCCGCCTTTTCGCGCAAGATGAGATGGGAGAGAGAAGCCTAACATGGAAACCACCTTAGAACAAGAGACCCGTGAAGAGTTCCACATCGACAACGAAGCCGCCGCCCTCTGGTATCTTCGCAAACTCGCCAATATCGAAGCCGAGCAGAAGCGCGTCAAACGTCAAGCGCAAGCCCTCCTCGACTCCCTCAACGCCGATGCCGAGTCCCTCAAACGCCTCTACCAGTCCGAACTGGAGCACTGGGCGCGGGGCGAGATGGAAGCACGACGCAAGAAGACCCTCCACACATTGCAGGGTACACTCCGTTTCCGAACCGTCCCTGCCCGTCTCGCCATCGAAGACCCGTCGGAAGCGTTTCTAGCCTGTCTCGAAGAGCAGTGGGAGGGCTGCATCGAAACGAAGGAGGCACTCATTCCCTCCGAGTTCTTGAAACTGGCACAAGAGCGACTCGAAGCACATGGGGAACTGGTGCGCGGCGTGGTCATGGTTCCCGAACGCGAATCGTTTAGCGTTTCGTTCGCCAAAGAGGAAGAGAACTAGCGATAGAGGGGAGGGGCGAAACTCCTCCCCTAGAAAGGAAAGAGAGATGGGATATTTAGTTTTAACGCAGTCTCAATTCTGGGCACTCCCACCCACTGCCCGAAGGCTCTTGCAGTGTTATGGAACAGAACGCCCTCAGGGGTGGGGAAAGCCCACCGTCATCGAGATAGACGAGGCGCGAATTAGGCAGATAGAGCAAGCGATTCGGGAAGAGCAGTCGAAAAACAGGTGCAAGGATTGCGGGCGCGAGTTATCCTATGGGGGTTGTGACTATTGTGAGGACGTGTTTGAAGATGATTGATACTTCCTAACATTGGGGGCGCAGTATGTTAAAAACGCCCCCAAATTAACACAAGAAAGGCTAAAGTGATGCACTATTTCGGAAGTTCGAGAGAACACAAGCCAGACGGCTTCACAGCGCAAGATGTTGCACTTCTTCTTGATAAAGAATCGTGGTATAAGCCCGAAGACGAAATGCCCCTAGTCGCCGCTGTCGTATGGATGGAGAGCAAAGGGATTCAGGATAAAAACAACCTATACCCAAAACTCAAAGTATTGGTTGCAATAGCGGAGACAAGAGAAGGAAGGGAATATAGAGAGTGCCTAAGTTTTTCCTTATAGACGGCATGGTTCACGAGGTGGGCAATGGCGCGAACTGTTGCCTCGGATTTGAGGAACCCTGCACTAAGGAGCGTTGTGATGGTATAGTCCATCATGAACCCGTATACAATGGCATCGCCTATGTTTGCGACAAATGCGGGCTTTCCGAGAGCCGATTGCTAGAGTACGAATCGTTTGAAGTCGCTTGCCTTGCCAACCCCTAAGCAAAAGCCCCCTGCCAGTTCGGAGGGGGCTGTATTCCTGAATCCCGATATTCCATATTTCAGGATTTCACGAAATGTAACGTGTGGCAAACGTGTTTACTATGGAAACGGAGAAGGTTCACGAATCCCATTCTGGAATCTCTACTGTCTGACCTGCCAGTTCGTGAGTGCAGTCGGAAAGAAACTCTATGCGCCCCTCGCGGATGTACGAATGACACGTTACAGTCCCGCGAACCAGTAGCGAAGGCTCTACAGTCGGCTTTTCGGGGTCGTTGTTCCACTTCCACACGGGAAGCGAAAAGCCGAGATGGTTTTTCCTACCGTCATCCTCAAATCGCACGAAGTGGCAACAGTGACAGCCGGGACACCTAAAAAGCCAGTATTTTCCTAAATCTTCACTGAACGTCTCTCGAAATTTCGGCATCTCTCCTCCTCCATATGTTCATTCCACCCCGCCAAAATAGACACGTTTCGGGGATATGTTTACCGCGTGACTATATATTTTACCACTGCCTCTACTGCGTTGATACTCCAGTCCATCGACTGAGACACACTAAAACCCGCCTGTTCCTTGTCAGCAGGTATCTCTCCCAACGCCTTCTCAATCCGTTCTACCGCCTCCGTGCAGTTCGTTACCACGCCCTCTATCTGTTCTACGTGGGGGTTGTCGGGCAGGGAGACAGGAGGAACCGTCAGCCCCATCTCGTTTAGGATTCGCAGTGCGTCGGGGTCTATGGGCTGTGGCTTCAGTCTCTCTGCCGCCGTCGCCAGCACCTCCTGCTGAGACTGTAGTTCCGCTTTCCGTGCCTCCAATATCGCCCTTAGTTCGTTGTTTGTCATTCTCCTAATTTCCTTTCAGGTACGAAGTCCAAGAAGACCCGCCGTAAGTTGCCGTGTTGATAGCGTCTGCAATGATATTCGCTACTACCGCATTACCCACCGCCCCTAAGTGGTTGTCGGAGGTATTGGGGTAGTACGAAAAGTCGGCTTTCGGTTGTCCTGCCGTTACCATCTTATCCATAGCCGCCCATGTGTCTACATAGATAACTTGACCCGTGTACACACCTCCCGATACCGCCAGTAAGTCCGTAACGGCTTGCTGTTGCCCTGCCCGTAGTGTCTGTAACGAGGAGGAGGGGCTACCCCCGCTCTCGGACTGGTAGAAGTGTAGCCCCTCTACTACCCACAGGCGTACTGTTGGGGTGAACGTGCCTCCTGCTCCTACAATATCTTCCTCGTTGTAGGTTCTGTACCAACCGTTCGCACCTGCCGAGCCGTTTACAGAAATCCATATCTGATCGGTAGAACTCGCTCCGCTCATCGTTTTGCGGTTTCCTGCCCCTACGGTGCCACTGGTAGGCGCGTTCCCGCTTGGGTACGTAGCATTGATACCGTCGCTCCCCCCTGTGTCGTTCTGCACCAAGAACTTAGCACCGATTGGCATTCCCGCAGGGAGGTTCGTATAGTTGTCTACTATCCCATTCGTCCACACTTGAGAGGTGTTCATGCGCCCCCCATAGACCCCGTTACGTCCTGCCCTAATCATGCTCTTGATGTTCTTAGTCGTACCCGCCGCGTTTATCGTAGGGCTTGCCGCCACGTCGTTCGCACCTATCTCCACAATACAGAGAGTAGGTACGCTGTACTGCGCCCATGCCTTCGTAACCCGCTCCATGAGGTTGCCACCTGCGGGGTTCGCTAGTCCCGATGTATCTCCACTCCTCCCGAAGTGTCTACACAGAGCGTTACACCCATAGGTGCTGTTAAGGGCTTGTTCTAGTTGCGCCATCAGCCCATCGTAGCCGCTAACCCCTTTGCACTCCATGTGCGAGTCGCCTACCCCATGCACCCAAACCTGCCCAGAAAGGGGCATATCCTTGTACTGTCTGCTCACTACGTTGCCCCCTTCCCGTACACCGCCAAGTCCGCCTTATTCGCGGACTGCGCCTGAAACTGTAACGCACCGAGTGAAACCGGGTAAGCAGACTCCCACACGACTCTGCTATCCGTGTTGGTTCCTGCCGCTGGGAGGTTGTACTCTCCTGTCATCGTGCTACTATTGTTAATAGCCCATTTCAAGAGACACGCTACCGTATCTCTGTTTACCGCCGTTATTTTGGTAATTGCGGTAGGGGTCTGCCCTCCGTTGTTCCATGAACTAAACGAGGTCATACTCGTTGGCACGTTGGAGAGTACTGCCGTTATCACTGAGTTGCCCACATTCGCCAGATACGAACTCTGAGGAATCATAAACCCGAATATCGTGAATCGGTTCTGGGTTCCACTCCCGGTATACGCCCTGTCTCCCGCGCAGGTTATCAGTACGTGGTGCGTCCCGTCTCCAAAACCCCGCCATACCCACTGGTATTGAGAGATGCTGTTAGAGGCTTGGAACGGGGTTATTGTGTTAGAACGCTCGTTGGAGACGTTTAAGGGTAGGTTCCCTCTCCCGTCTACCTGTATCCCCACCGGGAGGAACCCCGCCGTAGACACCACCGACTTGTCCCCCATGTCGATAGTCCCAACAATCCCGAAAGCGTCGCCCTCAAACCACATCTCTAAGGTAGAGGGGCTACTAGGGTCGGTGGCTTGCATCTGCAATCGGTACGGCAGTCCAAGCGGGTTGGGTACGGCAAAGTTATTCGTCTGTGCTGATACGTTTGAGGTTTTCGTGCTGTTCTTAGGGGGCATATACGCCACCATTAGCCCCGTATCGCGGGTGATGATACGCCCTGTATAGAAGGCATGGTTCTCCCCACCAAAGGGGTTTGTGTCATAAGGGTATACGATTCCCATTAGGTTAGTTCGCTCCCGGATAAATTGAAAGAGACGTTGGCAGTGTCAGCCTGTACTTTTACAACGTCCGTCGTTGCGAGTGGAACCCCGTGCATAACCTCAATCGGGGGCATATTGGGGGGTATTCTCGTATCATAGCAGATATACTGCTTGGTATTTAGAGACGCGCCCCCTACCGCTATCCAAACACGCACCTTGACTGAGGTAGAGTTTTGGTTGCAGATGGCAAGGGCAGAAGTCACCGCAGAGGTAGCACCGGGAACAGTATAGAGAGTGACAGGCGAGTTTGCCGTAGGACACTGTTGCCCTAAAATTTTTAGTGTTTCCGTCACTGCTTACCTCCTAAAATACCGTGTATAGATACAACCACTTACCGTTATCGCCTGACCTGCTTCCGAGAGCGTGATACCTGTTCCACTCACCAGTTGCACATCGCCCGTGATTTTCGCCCCACTGTCGGCTTTTAGACTGTTTACTCCACTGGTGGTAATCGTACCTGTGGAGTTCTGCCCCCCGATTGCAGAGCCGCCTACGGTTGGCTGGTACGGGGTTAAGTCGCTGTAGTTAAGCGCAATCACATCCCCTATCTGTGGGGGGCTGGTAGGCAGATAGGCAATTCCTATAAGATAGCCCGCGTTTCCGTTCGTGTCGATATGCCCCACGTCTAGGGTCATGGTGTGATTCGTACTGTTCACGCTTCGCACAATGCCACTGCGCGGGCGTATCTGCGCCTGTCGCAACGCACTCCCCTGTATTACATCTCTCGTTACCTGTGGTTGCATTAGCCGAATGTCCAGTACGTTTTATTAGACCCAAAGAAGTAGTCCCACCTCGTAGTCTCGTCAGTAGTCCACATCTTAAAGTAAATCCTCTGCTTGTAGTTCGCGGTTATCGTGCCCGTAGCAGGGGTAGCAGGGCTTCCGCTTACGTTGTAGGTGAAGGTATTCGCGTCAGGTACTCCTGTGATGGTCTTCGCCCCGTTGTACTGCGACTGCGCCGCCCCCGCTATCGTTACGGTGTCGCCTATCTGGAACCCGTGATTTGTAAGCGTTCCCGTCGCCGTTGTACCGCTCCGTGTAAGGCTTGTCACGTTAGAGGTCAGGTTGCCACTGTTGAAGTTTGTCGATGACGAATAGGCTAGCCCCCAAGTGAGTTGTCCCGGTGTCACCCTGTCCCAAGCCAGACCGGGAGGAACCCTGTCACCATGCCACTCTGCCCCGTCGTTCGTTATGAGCCAGTTATCCGAAATGGTATCTACCGTAGGAGGCGCGAATGGGTTTGCCCATATCCGAAACCGCATCGTGCCGCAGTTGTAATCCGCTCCTATCGTTCCCGGTGAAGTCCATGCGAACTGGAACCGATAGGTATAGAGACCGCTCACACTATCGTAAGAGTCCGTCTCGGCAGTACAAGAGAAGTCGGTCACTGTCCAACCGCTATTATCTGTCGCCGTCCCGCCTACGACGCAAGAGAGGGAGTTAGAGGGTACGCTCTCCACGCCCCGATAGTCTTTCGTTTTGAGGTACACAAAGTACCGTACCCCATTGGTAAGCCCTGTTGCGTCTATCGTTGTGGGGCTTCCACTGTTACTAATCGTGTTGTTTAGCACAAAGGGGAAAGCGGGGTCGTTCTGCGCCGTAGATACCCACACCTCAATAGAACTGACCTTCGAGTTAGAAATCGCGGTGAAGGTTGCTCGCAGTGAGGTGCTTGTCGGGCTAGATACCGAAGCCAGAAACGGCGCGTCCTGCCCTCCTGCGTAGTATGGTATCAGTTGCGCGTCTGCCTTCCAGTTCCCATAAGAGATTTCATGCTCAAGCCGCGTTATCTGCCACAGTTCGCCTAACCTTCTGCTCCCCATCGTGGTATTTGCTTTAGGGTACACAGACGGGCGCAACGAGGCGCGAAACCCATACACACGCTGTACAAAGGTGTCGAAGTCGGGGCGCACCTCTGCGGTTGCCGTTTGGTCACGCCATGCGTAGTCCCTCAGTATCCGACCTGCCATCTTGCTCAGGAGGGGAGGAGTACCCGCCAATATCGGGTCTGAGGCAACAAACGTTACCACCCCGAAGCGGCTCTGGCTTGCGGTATCATCCAACGTAATACCACCCCCACCTGCCGCTACCTGACCCGTAGTCACCTTGATACGGTTCCGCAGACTCCTGCCGATTCCGTTTCTCTCAAACTGCCTAAAATCGTAGTTCCCGTCATTATCTGCAATAAACACCCTATCGGGCAGGAGTTGGTCTTGCAAGAGGGGAGAGGCTTGGTACTTCCCGTTCCCGTCGCCGTACAGGTTGTATCCCACACCCTGCCATAGCCCTTGCACATACGCCAGCATACTCCCTGCACTTCCTTGCCAGAATGGGAACGTAAGCCCTACCGTCGTGCCGTACCAGCCAATATCCGAACTACTTACCACGCCATCGTATCCACTCGCCGCCTGTCTGCCCCATAGCCCCGTAGAGGTCAAGAGGGTTTGTGTGATGTAGGCAAGGTCTTTACCGCCGCTACTATCCTGCACGAAAGCGGGGGTTACATAGGCGTTAAAGTTGTCTGCTAACTTCTTCAGAACGTCCGTCAATCGGAGGTCTACCGTTCCATCGGGGGAAATCCTTGTATCATCTCCCACGTACCCACAAAACAGGTTCCTGCCCGTCCATGTGAAGGCTTCCGAACCGTAGACGACTATCTGGTCAAGTACAAAGGTCTGCGCCGCGCTACAGGCTACCGTGAACCGCACGTACCGCGCCGAAGGGCTTGCGCCGTGTTCGTTTAGGTCGCACACAATCGCCTCTACCGATTGCCCGTCGTAACTATCGTCATAATCCCCACTCAGGGGGCGCAGGGGCTTCTTTGCCGTCCAAGTGGAGTTATCGGGCGAAGTCTCTACTAGCACCGAAGTCGGCAAGGTGTAGGTTCCTATCTTTGTACCAAACCGCGCAACGGCATGACGTATAGTGTAGGAGGCTCCCAAATCTACTTTTATCCATACCGAACCCGCACTGCCGAGCGTCCACTTCGCGATATCTGTAGGGCTTCCTGTAAAGTCGGCAAAACTCCCGTCAGTAAGGTTCGCCAGTGCGCCCGATGTGACTGCCGTGCTTGCGGTGGGTGTTATCCCTGCCGAGAGGTTGGTAAAGCACTTCACACCTACCCGCAAAAGCATCTTGCGGTTTACGTCTAGGAAGGGGTCGTAAGCACCGCTCCCGTTGTAGTTGTAACTGCTCTCTTGGTTCTGTATCGTCAAGTACCCGTTGTTGTCTTGCAGTTGTATCTCGCACGATGCCGCAACGTTCACCTCTTGAGCAATCCGTATCGGTGGGTTCATGGTGGGCTGAAAATCGCTCAAACTCCACGCCGAATCGCGGTAGTACCACAGTTCAGGCAGTATCTCCTGCTGTACTGCCCGACGATGCACACGCGCCGCAAGTGCCAGTATGTCGGTACTTGTCTCCGTTATCTGTGTGCCCGTGAGGGTAAAGGCGTTCGTGCTAGTGCTGTAAGGGTTGTTTGCCATGTTAGGGTACGTTTAACAAGTTCTGGGTCGTGTAGGTCGTGCTTGCGCCGCGAATGGATTTCGTTATCTGGGAGTCCATCGCTTTCCTACCGTCTATATTGATAATCACCGTTGGGGGCTGGTAGTTCGTGGTGGTTAGCCCTAGTTGTGCCGCCGTAGGCATCTGTCCTGTCACACGGAAACGGTACGCCTCGTAAAAGAACCTATCGGGCGCGTTCTGGGTTCCAAAATGCCAGTTTCGGGTATTCTCCATCGGGTCTTGCTTCTTCTTGTGAAACAGGCTCCCTAATAAATCTAGCCCTATCCCTGCAATCGCTCCCCAAGCCCCTAGCCCTTTGAAGAGTTGGCTTCCTGCCATTCCTGCCCCCAATAGCCCCCCTGCTGTAACACCGTTCTCCTGCCCTTGTGCAAACAGGGAGTACGCTCCTGCCGCCTGTCCTAGCCCGTTCTGATAAGAGGCTCCGTGTTTGGCAGAGAGTTTCGGGGGTGTCCCTCCTTTTCCGTCTGCACCCCCAAAAGCACCCGTAACCCCTGCCGCTACTCCTGCCGCTACAAGGGAGGGTATTCCGTTTCCTGCCGATATTCCACCTCCTGCCGAGCCGCTTCCTGTCATTACGCTCTGCATCTGGAGAGGGAGTGCCGTCAATGCCGCCGTGTTTGCATCGAGCGCGGTTATCTGGTTGGTTACAGAGGTAACGAGGGGATTCGTCCACTTCTCTACCATGCCCTCTAGTGCTTTGTTGACTACCATATCCCCTACACCGCGCACCGCACCCCCAAGACTCCCGTTCCCTCGTAGCCAGTTCACAATACCGCCGTTAAGGGTCTGTGCCACGCTATCACGTGTCTGTATGTACCGTTGCAAAGGCAGGTCTGCCAGTTCCTTAGAGGCGCGTCGGAAGTCTTTCACCGACTCTTTGAAAAGGTTCGCGTTCGATTCGCGTTCACTCTCAGGGGAGAAGACAAACGCCATTGCGCGTTCTGCCATCTCCTTCCGATAGATACCCACTCTAGCATGTGCCGCCGAAAGGGACTGCCCAAACGCACCGCTAGAGCCTACTACGCCCTGCGACATCTCCAACTCGAAAAGCGCGTCGTTCCTTCTCTCACCGATAGCCGCTATCCCTCTCTGGTACGCCTGTTTCTCAAGGTTGTCCTTGAAATCGACTATCGCCTTGTTTGCGTTCTCAAGAGCCTCCGTAAATCGCTTAAAGTTCTCTGTACCCCTTGTTTCCTGTGCCAGTGCCTCTTGTGCCAGTGCCTCTTGTGCCACTGTGCGTTTCTGTTCCAGTAAGGCGAGTTCGCCCCCCTGTGTCGCCGTGAGTGCGTTCCCTCTGTACCCCAAGTCAAGCCCTCGTATTCGGCTGTCGTAGGCACTCATACGGTAGTTTGCGGTAATGTCACTCCAGTTATCTGCGGTGTTAAAAGGATTTTCGCCCATCTGCTCGTAAATTTTGGCAACACCTATCGCAGTTTTCTTGTTCTGCCAAATCTTAACGAGGTTCACTCTGTCCGCAAAACTCAGCCCTTTTTCTTGTAGCCCAGTACGCATTTCGTCAAAAGCGTCTGTTACCTCCCCGCCATCCGACATCTTGCGGCGTATCTCATAAGACCTATTGGCGCGAGATTGTCTCTCTTGCGCATTCTCCTCTACCTCGATCTGTTGCTTTTCGGTACGCCGTTCACGTAGGGCTTTCATATCTGCCTCAAACGTCTCTCTTGCCAATCGGGGGCTTCGCGTTTTCGCCTCGTTGTAGTTAGCACGAATACGGGCTTCCTCTAAAGCGTCCTCGCCTTTGGTAGCCCGTAGCCATTCAAAATAGTCCGACTGCTTCTGCCGAGCCATGTCTTCCGCTAATCGCTCTGCCTTATTTCCTGCGTTCTTGTCGGGTTTGGTGCCTAGACCGCCCATTGCAGGGGGGCGAGGTGTAGCCAGCGCGCTCGTAGGCGGTAAAGAAGGTTTTATTCGTTCTTCTCTCTGAAACTCTTTGAGAATATCCGCCATGCCTTGCGCCGTAACAGAAGAACCCTTCCAAAAAGGACCAAACCCTGACGGGGCAGTATAGGCACCTTTCACTTTTGCTTTTGCCATAACTTTATCAATAATGGCAGGAGGAACTCCCGCGTCTTCCATGTCTTGATAAGTGTGAACGCCTTCCGTGATCGCTCCTACTCTATTGGCGAGGTAAGAACCTAAATAGACGCTTCCTGCCGCCGCCGACTGCCTCCCTGAAAGGTTGTTGACAAACGAATTTGCCTCTTGTTTTTGTTTCTCGAAACTCAGAAATTCTTGATTTACAAGTGCAATATCCCCTAAAAGTTGACTTAGCCCCAAAGTTTTAGAGAATTGGCTCCACTTGATAGACATAACGCTTAGAGTACTCTCCCACGCGGTAGCAATTTTATTCGAGAACGTGTCTTTCATCTCTTTTGCAAGTTCTTCGGCGTAGCGGGTTCCCCCTGTATGAAGCGATTCACCAACCTTTTTCTCTAGTCCAAGTATATCGTTCATGGCTTCTTTTAGTGCCGCAATAGCACCTGTAAACCTGAAACTGCGCTCCGAACCCGAAACCGTTTGCAGAAATTTCTCTGCCTTAGAGGTATCTGTTCTGCCCAAGCGTTCCGCTACAGAGATGATGTTTTGCAGGGTCTTGATAATGTCAAGCCCACCTTGTGCGTTGCGCTCACGGGTAAACGTGGCAAGGTTCTTGCCCTTCGCCACTCCTCCTAAAGAGTCGTCGTACTTGCTAATGAGGTTAGAGATAAACTGCGCGGAACCTGTTCCTGCCATACTCCCGCGTATCCCTGCCTTATCCAACGCCCCCACCATAGCAAAAACTTGCTCCGGCGCAACGTGCGCGGCGGCGGCAATGGGGGCGAGGTATTTAAGCGACTGCGTGAGTTCATTTACCTCCGTGTTTGTCAGTTTGTAGGTAATCGCGATTGCGTCCCCGATACGCCTAAAGTTTTCGACTTTGCCCGACGCTTGGTCAAGGCTCCCCGAAAACTCGTAGTAGATTTGACTGAGTGCGCGAGTGGTTCCCGTCATGTCCGACTCTGTGCCAACGACAAGATTCATTGCCGTCTGCATCGCCCCCGACGCTTCCCTAACGTTACCCATTTGAGTCGCGAGTTGGTAGTAACCCTCCCCTACCGTTTTGTAGTCAAGCCCGGACGTAGCGGAGTCGGCGGCAATGCTTGCGGCGGCGTACTGCCTGTCTCCATGACCTGTAACACGCGCCACACGTGCCGACTGCTTGTCAAGTTCAATGGTCGCTTGTATCGTCTCCCCAATCGCCCGTGTCACCTCCCCAAACACGCGAGAGAGCAACTGATACCGCAAAAAGGAGGTGAAGAAGTTGTCACCATGCGCTTTGCCTTGAACTAAAGCAGAACTTAGCGAGTTTACAGAGGTAACTGCCGCTCTTGTATTGCCGCCCAATGCAGAGAGGGAGGTGCTCGCACTGGTAGCACTTTGGGAGTACGCTTTAAGGGATGTCGATGCTTGCGCGGTTGTATTGGCGTAGTTGCGCGTGGATTGGTTTGCGGTTTGCGTTAGGGAGGAGAGAGCAGAGAGTTGCACCCCCGCAGTACGCGCCGCAATGGTAAAATCACCTAAACTCTTAACCGCTTTGTCGGCACTTACGGAGAGGGTATCAAACGCTTTAGAGGCACTACCGAGAGAGGGTACAAGTGCGTCTACTGCCCCCTTGTTCTTCTTCATTTCGGCAGTGAGGGCTTTTATATCCTCTAAGCCTACCACCTGTATCTCTATTTGTCGGTTTGCCATTAGCCAATAGCCTCCAAAGCACACGCAAGCAAAATATCTGCCAAGCGTTCCTCTCCCACCGTCGCAAAGCCTTTTTCAAGAAACTGGGAGAGTTCTTCTTGGTGCGAAGCGTAGTCAAACCCCTTCTCGCTCACTCCATGCCCTTCTGCCACTCCCACAAACACCGAAGAGCCTTCCTGCCTTACCTCAATATGGTCGTACATATCGCCGCTTAGAATCTCAGGTTGGTCAAAGGCTTTCCCTGCGTACCTCTTAAATCTCTTTAGTGAGGGCTTTCGTTTAGAGTACTCAGGAGAGAGCGTGTACGCCTCCTCCGTACCCAACACAGAGCGGACACCCTCTTGCACGGCTTCGCCTCCCCGTCTCGCAAACTCGGAGAGTATCTCTTGCGGCGAGTTTTCAGAGGGTATATCTGGTGCTTGCAGGGTCATCTTCATATCTTCAAACTCTTCCCCCACTCCTCATAAATCGCGTGTATCTTTTGAGGGGTACGCTTCTTGAGTGCGTTCTGCACGGATTGGTGGTACGCCTGATGTGCCTTAGAAGTGCCGTCGCCCATAATGGCGCTGTATTTCGTAATCCATCCTAGAATCGCCATACCCCAATGGGGTATCTCTGCCTCTTTCGCTATCCAGCCAGCCACTACGAGCGGGTTGCCTAGCGCGTACTCTTTGGCTAGGTGCGCCGTCGTTATCAGCCGACTGGCTAGGTAGGGATTTCGTTCACCTGTACGCTATCTAGTGACCGATACGCCTTCAAAATCTCTGTCTTTGCCTCTTCTGTGAAGTCAAGGTACTCCTCAACGGTGAAGGCACTTCTTGAGTGGTCGTAGCCCAATCGAAACGCTCTCGCCAATATCTCCGCATTCTGGTACTTGTACTCGATGTTCTGCTCAAGCAGGGCGCGGTAAGACCTCATGCAGAGTTTAAGCCGATCTGTCTCCGAGAAGGCGAGAATACGCGCCGTCGCCTCTTTCTCTCTGCCCTCTATGAACTCTCTCTGCTTCTGCTTCGCCTCCTCTGCCTCTTTTTCGTGCTGCGCTTGTAGTTCGTCATGGTCGCCGGGCTTGTCGGCAGGTTCAGGAGGGTAGGGGTCAGGGTATCGGTTTCGGGCATCTCCCCACCACTCGAAGTAGGCACTCGCAATGACCGACTGCGTTTGTTCCTCTGGGGTCATGCTTGCAAACGCTTGGTACTGTGCGTCGTAGAGCGAACCCTTCGGCATCTCCGAATAGTTAGCAGTGGCTTCATGGGTACGCACCTTTGCGGCGTTCAATGCCGCGTCCATCTCATGCGCGTTCAGGGTCTTCACCCAATAGGACTCCCCAAAGAAGGTTATCTCTTTAGCGGGGATGGTAGGTATCGGCATTTCGTCTGCTCCTCGTTGCAGGGAAATAGTCTCCCGTCGCCCCTACATCGAGGGTTGTAAGGGCGAACGGAAGGCGGGAAGGGGATTAAGAGACGGTGATTCCGCCCATAGAACCCGAATAGGTTCCTGCTACGTCCCCAAGAGCGGCGGCGGTAAGAGAGTTCCAAATCGAAACCTTAAAGTCTTGCCCTGCCGAAGCGTCGTATATCGCGTCAAATTCGAGCGAAACCATGAGCATGGTGTCACTTACACGCACGGGCGCACTGTTTACGCGGGCGTTGGGAATGTAGAACTCTATCGCGTAGTAGATTCCACTGGTTCCTATCTGAGAGCCGATGTACTTCACGTTTACCGCGAGTTTCTTGTGTCCGAGCGCGGCAAGTACAAGGTCGCTCGCCTCAAAGGTGAAGTTAAGCGTACCTGTCACCATGCCTTGAGTGCAGACAAGTGCCTCTGGGTCACGCCCCGAACCCCCTACAGGGTTGCTTACCAGTGTGCGTACCGAATCGATTTTGCTTCCCTCAAGGAACTTGTGATTCGTGAACGAACTGCCGTTAATGGTGAGGATAGTAGCACCGAACCCGCTCTCTGCACCGTATGCCTGACCTGCAAAGGCAAGCGCACCGTTCCCCTGATTCCCCTGTGCAATATCCACAAACGAGGGGCTTGTCGTAGTCTTGGTAGACGCGCCTCCCATGCGAGAGGGCAGGTTTGCCGCGCTACTGGTAAAGTCGTAGTCAGTCTTCACTCCTGCACTGTCGTAGGTGTTGGGTACTTGCGCGTGTCCCGTAACCCCAAACTCATAGCCCAATACGTCCCCTAAAGTAAAACTCATGCGGTCAAATACACACCCTGCGGTAACACGCCCGTAGTCGCCGTCTTCAAACTTCTCCTCTATCACGCAGGTTGCCGTTTTGCGTACAGGGGTAAAAACGTGCTTATAGGCGGCACTTAGCAGGGTCGTAGCGGCTTGCGCGGTAGTCTGTACCGCTCTGCCAAAATGCGCCCGCATAGGATAGTACATCACCTCTGGGTCTATAAACCCGCTGAACCCGCCCTTGTACTCGTTCGCTAGGTGGAAATGTTGGGTAGGGACGTAGTTCGCGTCAATCACGCTCGGCTTTTGTGTCTTGGGGGTAGGAATGATACCGCCGCCCGGCAGAACGTTGCCAAATCGGGCAGGGTTGGTAGTCGCAACCCCAATTTGAGTACTCGTTACAGGCACGGTTAAATAGGTAGATTCGGGGGTAATCCCAATCGCGGAAACGCTCCCCGCTAGCGGTCTAGTCATCTCTCTTTACTCCTTTGGTAAATCTGCGCCGCCGTTCGCATGGAGTACAAGCGGGCGCGTTCCGGTGAGGGTGTTTATATAGATACCGTTTTCTCGCTTCACCCACTCCCCTGCCCTAAAAAGGCACTGGAAAAGCCTACACTCAGTATCTAACGTGAAGGCGTTCGGGTTTGCTAGGTAGTACTCGGTGAAGATGGCTTGGTCGTTCACCTCTGCGGGGATACGGTCAACCCGCATAGCGTCAAACAGTTTGCGAATCTCTCCTGCGGTTCCGATGTAGCAACCACTATTCACAAATCGGAACGGTGTGTCCCCTTCGGGGTAGTCTGCCTCTCTGTCTGGGTATGGGAAGCAGTTCGCCTCCGCGTTCATCAGTACCCCCGATACCCCCAAACTTCTGTACCGTGTCTCTATCACGGGTACACTTACCTCTAGTTGCACGTCGTAGCCGTCCACAAAGCAGACAAGGCTCTCTGGGGCTACCTCGTAAACAAACCTCTGAACCGCGTGTATCTTCTGCATTAGCCCGATGTAAGGCTCACCACCCCACAGGTTCAGAACAGGTTCCCGAAACGAAATCCGAGAGGGGTCAGAGGCGTAGGTAACGAGGAACATTAGAGTCGCTTCTCCCGTAAAACCGTTACCTCTCTTGCCCAACCGTGCCAGAAGTCGTAGTTCAGGGTATCCGCATTTTCTTGCGCTATCGGGACAGGCACACCCTTCACAAAATGCCCGTAGCGGTTCGTAACGTGCCCCCCGCTCCCGATGTAGGACGCGCTATAGACCTGACCACCCACTTGAGGGAAGTTTGCCCAACCGTCCGAATCCACGTGCCAGCAGGGTAGTGTCAAGTCTATCAAGGGCTTTTGGAACCCCGATTCCACTGCGTCAAGGCAAAACTGGTAGTCTTCGGCGGGTCTATCGTGCGTGTAGGTGGCAGGTTCACGGAAGCCCACTTTCTCAAGCACCTCTCGCCGAATGAGCATACAGCCCATGCCCACACCTAAGACCTCTTGTGTATCACCTTCCGTAAAGATTCCCGCCTGTCCGAGATGTATCCCCTTCCTGCCCTGCTGTACCTCTAGCATGACAGGCGCAAGAGGCTCCGAATGGGTGCGTATGAGGTAGAATCCGCTCGCAATATCCCGATTGTGTGCCAGTAGCCGCGTAACGATGTCGGCAGGAGGAACCATATCGGAATCGTGAAAGTAGAGGTGGGTGCATCCTGTTTTCAGAAACGCGAGTCGCATCTCTTCCCGTGCTTGTGCGATTCTTGGCACGACCTCACACTCTTCAGGGGCGGTATCGTGAAAGAGTGCCACCTCAAAGGGGAGTGCTTCCAGAAGAGGGCGGCAGTACTCTTTGCTTGCCCCTATCGGGGAGGCGATAAACACACTAGGCATTACTGCTTGGGGTGTCGCTGTAGATGATTTTGACTTCAATGACAATCCTCGATTCCGATATGTCAGGAGAGCCGCTTCCGGTTCCGCTCTCCGTCTCTCTCATGTTCTCCACACACAGACTAATGTAGGGTAGACTGCCCCCCGCACGGTTCTGCATGAGGGTACTCTTCACGTTTCGGGCAAGTTGTTCTGCTTGGTTCTCGGCACTGGTAAGCGTTGTCGCCCGTGCCACTACGATAAGGTACGCCGTCAACTCTCGAAACTGGGTTCCAACGGGGTTTATGCTCCCCCTGTAGACCCTATCCGTCCACTTTAACCCCTTTGTGCCACAGTAGACCGCAGGACGTGCGCTATCGCTCTTTTCTGCCGTTTTGTGCAGGTTTACGCGCCCATCTACCGCCGAAGAGCCACTGTACACACTCACCACGCTAGTCCAACCCGCCGAGTAAGCGTTACCTCCTGACCACACATAGGGAGAGGTCGAAGCCGCGAGTAGGTCAAGCAGTTTTTTCGTGATGGTGTAGCGCACTATTCACCCTCCACAGGAACCGCAAGGCACAACCAATAGGCAAGCGTACCTGCCGCGTACTGAGGTGCAACCGCCTTCAATGTCATGCTTTGCCCACTTCGCGCAATCGTCTGCCCATTCACGGGGCTATAGGAGGGCAATACCCACACGTCATAGCAGACTTGACCCCAACTCGATTCACTCACGAACTGTTGTACTCGGTTCAGGTTCGCTTGCTTCCACAACGCTTTACCCACAGAACTCCCATTGATGATGGTGGTGTCGCCGTACTTGTTGATAAGATTCGTAGGTGTGCTTGAGAGGCTCATTCAATCACCTCTAACCTGCTGTAGAGGGGTTCCCATATCGGCGGCGTTGCGCCCTCTGGTAGTTCGTCAAACGAATCGCTACGAACTAATATCTCAAACACCCTCCTAAATGGCAGATTTCGAACCTCTACAATCTCCATATCGCTAGGCATATTTGTCGACGCAATATGACAGCACGGAGCCATTCCGCCGAGTTTCAGAAACTCTTCAAAAAACGGATACCCCATCTCAAACCTGCGTAGTCGGTTCATGAAAATATCGTCCTTCCAAACCTGCTAAGTGCCTGTTTGAATATCCCGTTAAAAGCCTCGCCGTAACGGGATAGTGTCTGTAGGTCGTACTTCTCCGTTACCGCGCCCTCTAACCGCATTTCACTGACTCCCCCGCCTGTTGCAAAGCCGAGTAGTTGCCCTAATGCAACCTGTGCCCCCTTTGCGAGAATGGCGTTTCTCTCACTAGCAAGGAGTGTTGACCTGTAGCCTCGCTTCCCCACCACCTTGATACTGTTCACATCCTGCCCCGTTATGCCGTAAGTCGGGAACCCGTAAAAAACGTTAGTGAACTGAATACCCGTGTAGGTGCTTGCGTCTACCGCAACGAGGGTATAGTCTTTGTTTAGTGTTAAGACCGTTCCGCCTGTCCCGTTCTGTAGCCCGACCGTTACAGAGGTTACGCTTACCATGCCCGCCGCCGCACCCTGATTCCCAAACTCCAAAATAGGGTACTCGTTAGGTATCATCATGATTTTTCGGGGGCTGTAGTAGAGGGTTTGGTCACTCGTATCTGCCAAAAACGGGATATACCCGCTCTGACTCTCCCACGCTTGCACCCCTGCGTCTGCCGCTCCGTCAAAATCTACGAGCGTACCGGGCGAGGTGGTAAAGTCCAAATAAGGGAACGCCCCCTGAACGTAACTCTTTAAGTCGCTACCAGTCGGGTAAGCCACTGTTTTACTCCTTGTCGCCGTCCTTCAAAACAGGCTTACCCCTACGCGGGGATTGGGGTACAGAGAGGTGCTTGTCACGCACCCAAATTTCCGTACCATTTACGGTCTGTATCTGGATTCTGTAATCGTCACCCTCTATGTGGTCAACAAGGGTTACTTCCCCTTCAATCTGCACTTTGTCGCCTACTTTGTACATGACACACTCTCCTTTACGCTTTGGGCTGTCTGCGCGTAATCTTGAAACGATTCGAAGAGTGTGTCTAGCATCCACTCTTTCGCCTCTTCGATAGTGTCAAATTCTCTACTTCCGAGCGCGTCAGTACTCACGATGTAGCCAATCCATCGGTTTTCTGCTAATACAGAAGGCTGTGCCGTGCATAGATAACCGCCAATACAGAGTATCTCGGTGCGGCAGTCCCGTAACTGTTGCCAGCCTATCGGTTCGTCTCGCCATGCGATATTATCATCTAGCCTATCCGAGACGTAGGGCTGAATATCTGCGTTTAGGTCTACTTCCACATACACACGCAAACCCTGCAACCGTGTTGAATGTAGCCCAAACACGCGGCTTGACGGGACAAGTCGTATTAAACTCTGAGCGGGGCAACCGTCGCCCCCTTTGACCGTTGAATAAGAGTAACGCCCGTCTTTAGATTTTAGTAAGCACTGCATTTTTCAACTCCCTCGATGTTGTTTCTGCCCTCAAGCAAGGGGAGGTGTTACGCTCCCCTTTGTTCAGAGCAGGTCGTTACTACTGCTTGCGATATCGTAGATTCACGATACCGCCCACGTTCCCACCTGTTGCAGGGGAACCCGTCACCGTGTAGACCATGCGAATATAGCGCAGTTTCCCGATGTACGAGATGTCCTGCAATGTGTTCGCGGTCATTGCGCTGAGGGCTCCAATCTGGTCAGCCGCCGCCACATCCGTATAGGTCGAGTTGTCGCTCGACTCTTGGAGTTTGGGCGTAAACGTTCCGTCCGTAATGGCTCCTGCGTAGAAAATGACCTGATTGCCGTTGGTGTTGGCAAGGTCTATTCCCGTTCCGTTCACCGTTGCGGTTCGCAGGAGTGGCACAACGGAAGATTTCGGTGTAAAGTCGGGTGAAAATGCTCTTTGACTCATGGTGTGTTAATCCCCTTCCTATGCCAGAACTAGGCGAGAGAACGCCTCTTCGAGTACGGGCTGTCCGTCCGTCTCTTTGCGGAGAATGTAGCCGTTTTGGTTGGTATCGGCGTATTTTTCGAGAAGAACTTGCAAGTCCATCTCTAGCGAGTCCACTATCCAGTAGTAGGACATATTGCCAAACGCCATCACGTACAATCCTGTAGTGAGAGTGTTAGGCGCGTACTCAGACTCGCATACAGGGCGATTCATGAGAAGTTCGGAAAGCCCCTGCAAACCACCGCCGGGACCCGTAACCATTCCAGACTGACCTGCCGCACCGATTGTCCACAGGTAGTTCCCGTTGGAGTCTTTGATTTGGCGCACGTTGCTGACAACGTCACGATGTAACACCCAAACACCTTGAGACCGATACGGAGCCTTGCACTTCATAAAGGTCTTGATGATGTCGTTTCCTGCTATGGTGGTGCTAGATGCCGCCGTCACGTCGCGAGAGGTCGAAATCCCGTTCGAGTCTGCGGTATAGATGCCAAGCGGTTGGTTTGCACCGTTCCCTGTAAGAAACGCCTTCTCTTCGGCAATCGCCGCCTTGTACGCAAGACGGTCTAGCATTACGTCCACGATGTTGGGAGATTTGCGTACAAGGGTTTTAGAGACCTTGAGCAGTTTAGCCAAAGGAGAGGGACGCATTTCGCGTTTGCCCGTCGCCATCGTGGTCTCTTCATTCCCTGTAGAAATCTCGTTCGTCCAGTCCGAGTCGGAGGGGTCGGTATCCACTGCCACCACGCCAAGCGAATCCGCGTGAAGCATGGGCGGTTGTACGCCCCCCAATTGACGCATCCAAACCTTATCTTTAACGAGGGTCAGGATGGTATTGGATAACTCCTCTGAAAGCACCGCAAATCCACCACCAGTCGGGTTGTCGGCTTGGTATGCCTTTACCTCGCGCAGTTTCTTCGCCGCGTCTTGCAGGTTGTACTTGGTAGTCTCCCCTTGCAAAAACTTGTTGAAGGTCTGCATATACTCACGGTTTGCGGCTTTCAGTGCCGCGTCGGAGTTGCCACCTGCATCTCTTTGTTGAGCAGGGCGCGAGTCGGAGGGAATGCCGTCTGCCCACGCTTTGAGGTTGTCGGCGGCTTTTGCCACGCGGTCTTCATGCTGGAGGTCTTCAATCTCTTTTTTGAGCGAGTCGGCGACATCGAACGCTTTCTCAATCTCAGCGAGTGTCAGTCCCGTAGGGTTTTCTGCCCGTCCGTCAAACTGTTTGCGTAGGGTCATCGCATGACCTAGCGCATCATTAAACGCTTTCTGTCGTTCAGCCAGTAGGCTCATAGTTTTGTCTCCTTAACGGGAGGCAAACTCCCGTAAACGTAGAAGTTTAGAATCAAGTTGCGCCAGTCGCGGGTCTACCGCTTCCGTCACTGTTGGCTCTGCCTCCGCGTCCCGCAGGAGTCCTTTGAACCCTTCACGCGCAATACGCTCCGCCTGTTTTCGAGTAAAGCCCGCTTCCCGCAAGGCTCCTTCAAATTCACGCAGAGTCGGAACGGGCGCGTCTCCGTCCCCATCCATCCCCTTCGCCTCCGTCGCAAGTGCGAGCGGGTTGGCGGGTATGCTAACAATCGAAAATTCAACCAGTTCCGCCACTTTGGTAATGGCGCGGCAACGGTCTTTACAAGCGTTTATGCCTCTTGTGTCAAAGAGGCTCATGTCGTAGCCGTTATCTTTGGCGTACTGCAAGAGGAGTTTGCCGTTGTCAAAATAGTGCGTCCCCTCCTCGTAATCGAGAAAGAAGCCGATAGAAAGCCCGACATTCAGCCCCTTCGCGAGCCTCTCCATGCAGACGGTGCGAGCATCTTGCGCCGCTTGGTGAGAGTGGAACTCCGCTTCGCAAAGCAGTTGGTTCCCCTTCTCCGTCGCACTGGTGGGCATCGCCACAGGAAGCGAACTCCAATCGTGCCCCACAGGTACAAAGCCGTTCTGACGAAAATCTTTGAGGCAGGATTTGAACGCGCCGGGAAAGATAACGTCATTCCACCAACTCCTATCCATCACGCCCGTCACGGAAGCCGCGCCTTTCAGGAGGTTCTCTTCAAACGCCGCGTCTTTCAGTGCAAACTGCTTCGCTACTGGGTTACTCTTCATTTTCTTCCTCCGCGTCCGTTTCGGTATTCTCTTCCGCTACGTCTGCCGTCGTTTCGCGTATTTCGTCGTACTCTGCACCAAGCGGGGCGAGATTTAGTTTCCGCCGTGCCTCGTTCACGCTCATAACCGCGCCGCCTGTTGCAAGCACAAGACGCTTGACAAGCGCGTTCATGTCTTCTTGTAGTGCCAGCACCCGCGAAACGTCGTAAGCCGCGAACTCGGAGGGGTCTTGCGAAAACTCGGGCAGGAGGGCAAACGTTAGCGCGTCTGAAATCACGCCCATTAGCGGGAGTACCGCGTTCTGCCATGCCGCCCGTCGCGCCTCCTCGTAGTTGCTGTAGGTCTTGTTGGGGGTAGATAGCCCCGCGACCATCATGTCCAGCCCCATCGCCGCAAAAATGCGCTCCGCTTCGAGCATTGACATCCTATCAAGCATGAGTTCTTGAGGTGAGTACCCGATAGGCGTAATATCTACAGGAGAGCCGAAAACACTTGGCTTACCGCGTTCGTCTCCACTCATGCGGGCGTGTAGTTTGGTCTTAATCCGCTCCGCTTCCGTCTCGCTCGAAATCGTCGTCCCATCTTTCGGCGTGATAATCAGCCCCGGTACGCCAAAGTTTTCCAGTACCGCCCCGTGATAGGTGGAAATCTCGTTATCAGAGAATATCTGCCTATCCTGTTGTGCAAGAGTAGATAATCCCCGCCGTACAAATCGAGGGTCTATGCCGTGTCGGATATGAACAATATCCTCTACATCGTAGTAGGTGGTCTGTCCGTTCACCGTGTAGGCGTACCTCGTTATGTAGTCCGTGTCGGTGTCCCACTGTGCGGTTATGTTAAAATGGGGCAGATACCATAACTCACCCACTCGCCCCGAATTGTTCCGTATTTTTACGAGGTAGGCGTTACCGTCTACAACCAGAGACAAGACCACGCCCGCAATAAGCGTTTTGTACCCGTAGTAGGGCGTAGGACGGCGCATAAATAAGGCGAGCGGGTGATTCGGGATAATTACATCTTCGTCACCCTGTTCGCGCTTCACGCACAGTCGCGCCTCTGGAAACGAATCGACAATCCACTTTATCCCAATCGAGACGGCACTAGACCGCCATCTGTCACCAACTTTGAGCGCGTAGTCGAGCCGAGTACCGGGCAGGATAGTGGAGTACCAACCGATATTGCGCCCGCCCGCTAACAAAAAGCGAACGCGCTCTTTTATCCATGCCCCAGTGTCTCTGAGTAGGTTCGGCACTAATACATCCTCATCTCTGTACCACGTGTCAGTTTCGTATAAGCATCACTCGCGCCGTCCACTTGGTCATCGTGTTTCCCAAGAGGGAACCCTCTCAACTCCTCGATAAAGGCGCGGTTCCAAGCCCCTCTCACAACCCGCACATTCCCCGCGTTCACCTGCGAGGAGAACGGTTCGGCGCGAGTCACCTTGTCACCACTCACCCTCACCGCCTCAAACCGAAATCCGTTAAAGACTTTCTGCCCCAGATAGCGGCTCTGGTCTTTTCCTGCACTGCCGGGATCTTCTGCGTAGCGTACAAACACACCCGCCCCATCTAGTTCGGCGGTCTGTCTCATGGTTGCGTTTCGGTAGTCGGTGCTCCACTGTCCACGCACCACGTCCACAACGTAGGTGTAGCCATCCTCACCGATACCCACCTTCACCCCTGCCGTGTAGTCGCCATCGCCTTCCGTTGCCGCCGTATCCCATGCACGTACCAGCCGTAACCCCGCAGGAGCCGCATCTACGATTTCGATTTTACCGACCTTGAAGAACGCGCCCTCTCTTGGGGTAGGATGACCTTGATATAGAGCGTCAAACGAGTAGCCGCCCTGCGTCGCCTTAATGTCTTCCAGTGCCGCAACGTCGTACCGCTCAGGGCATAACGCCTCGCCCTCTTTACGACCTAGTGGGTCGTTCTCTTCTGCCAGCGCAGGGAGGTTGATTACCTCCCACTCAGAGCCTTTTTCGCTTGCGAGTATACGACCTGCCAAATCGTCTTCATGCCAGCGTGTCATAATCAAGATGACTGCGCCGCCGGGCTCCAGTCGCGTGTAGAGGTCGTCTGTGTACCAGTCCCAACATTTGTTCCGATACGCTTCCGACTCTGCCTCTTCGCGACTCTTCACAGGGTCATCAATGATAATCAAATCACCGCCCTGCCCCGTGATACCACCACCGACACCGACTGCCCTCATGCCGCCGCCTTGTGCCGTCTCCCAATCGTCTACCGCCGTTCGGTCATGGGCTAAATCTAGCCGCTTCTCGGCAATCCGCCGCGCTTTGCGTCCTAATTTGGAAACAAACGTCGCGTTATACGCCCCCAGTATCACCCTCAGAGTCGGGTCGCGCTCTAGTCTCCACACCGCATACCGTACCGTGACCATCTCCGATTTACCATGACGCGGCGGCATATTCAGCATGAGACGCTTACATTCACCACGCGAAACGCGGTCTAAGACCTCCTGCACATAGCGGAGGTGCGCCCAATTCCAATTCCATCTCGGCGTAACGTCGTGTAGCCATTCGGAAAAGTCAAGGCTACTCCTCCTCTCCCTCGATTGCCCCCGCCGCTTCGAGAAGTCGAACCGAGTGGGCTTGACAGACCTCAAGTAACGCCGCGACATCTCGAGCATTTTGGGTTCGTAGGTAGCCCGCATCTGCACACACCTCGTACACGCTAGTTTGCATTTTCAAGCATTTAGAGAGCGAGTCTAGCAACAGCGCATCTATGCTTTCGCGTTGCCGCTCCATCGCCTCGCTAACAGGAGGTGTTGCATTCAGCTTAGACCCTGCCAAATTCTCAACTATAGAGCGGACGGTATTGCGACTTAGCCTGTATTCGCGGGCGGCTTGTGCTTGGCTCATGCCCCCCAATACTGCCGCCACCACCTGCGCCTGAATGTCTGGTGATATCATTTGACCACCTGCTCAAAATCTGCTCAAAACTGCTCAATTTTTTGGTGGCAGTGTCACCTGCAACGCTCGTAGTACCGCCACCACCATTGCGAGACCTGCGCCCCACCGAGCAGGAACCAGTGCGCGAATCGCCTCCTCATGGGAGAGCAGGAAGAAACCCACTACCGAGAGGGCGTACTGCGCTTGAATAATCTGCCGTTGTCGTTTTAGTTGCTGTCTCATTTGCCACCGTCCAGTTTGCGCTCTATGCGCTGGAGTCTGTCTTTGATGTCGGAGAGGGCGGTCTGCACCACACTAGAGGTAGATTCCACCCCGCGAATCCGCGTTTCGTGGTCAGCCTCTCGCGATATCAATTCTGCAAGTTTGCTTTTGGTCTCTTGGCTACTTGAGACCACCCCCGCCCCCATAACGAGGATAGTTATTAGCAGTGATACCGTTGCCACGTAAAAATTGCCACGTGTGATAGGTGTGTCTGTGTTACGAGTTGGCACGTACCGACCTCCGAGATAGGGTAAAAACGACAAAAGCCCACCAAATCCCCCTGCAAAAGCAGGTAGAAAATGGTGGGCTTAATGTGCCTCTATGGGCGTAGGTAGCCCTGAATAATTCAGCTGTGATTACTATACGACAATTCGAGATATTTTGTCAAGTTTTTTGAAAATAGGGGGGTGAAAAGTGAAAAAATCGCTTGACATACGAACTAATCGGGAGTATCAAGTCTCCTGCAAAAACCGCCGCCGCCCGTGCCGACGCTCAGTCCAACGTCGGCAAATACAAAACAGAGATTGAATGCACCTGCGGGCGGACGGACGGGACGCATTCCTCAAAATGCAGGGTCTATTTCACACAGAAACAGAGGGAGCGTCGAGAGAGATTGCGTAACCTCTCCTAGATTCGATTCCTGAAAACTATTTTTGAGCCTCCTGCCCTGAGTTGGCGGGAGGCTTTTGTACCTCTGTTACCTGCATTTTGCCCTCCGAAACCGAGACCTCGTACCTCGTACCGCAAGCACGGCACTCTATCAGCACCCCCGAAGCGTGGGTAAAAACAGAGAGTATCTGAGCGTCGTACCAGCATCGCAAAATGATTCGTTTCGGCAGGGCTGTCACTTAGATTCCTTTCCCAGTAGGGCATACTTTCCAGAGGGTGCGTCCGAGAACTGGATGGGTTTCTTCCCTTCAAACACCTCGCCCCTCTGTACCTTTGTCACCCCGACTATCTCAATCGCAACCCCTAAAGCCTCTTGGAAGGCAGGAGATTCACGCCCCTCTTTGCAGAACAGTCCCCACACAGTCATTTGTGAGGCGAGGGGCAGTAAATCCCAATGGGGCTGACACATCACAGTAGTCGCGGCGATTCTCGCTTTACATCCTGTGCAGGGGCACGTGTTAGCCATTTCTAACCTCCGTGCCTATTGCAGAATTTCTCGCCAGGTGGTACGAGGCGCGCACATTTTGGGCATTGTGTCTGCTGTAGCGTGGGGAAACGAAGGTAACTCCGCGCATCTTCTAATCGACGGAACCTGTCGGCACACTCATCCGAACAGAACGACCGCCCCTTAATTTGGGGCTTACTCTGACACACAATACACATGACTACGACGTATGCCTCTGCTTTTGGGGGGACATTTTTACGCTCTGATTTTAACCTATCGCCGCACTCTCTTGAGCAGGTTTCCCGCACATCCCAGTTCAATTTGCTTTCGTCGTCGCGGGGTGTCATCTGCTGGTTGCAGTACGCGCACTGTTTCCGCTCAGTGCGCCACTCGCCAGCCCCCTCTTTGCTATAACGCACCCTCTGCGCCTCCTGCATGGTACGCAAGGGTATCCCCGACTCTCTCATCCATTTACGAATGAGGGGAGGTGAAAAGTTTGCTTTCCGCGCTATATCCTCTGCCGACATCTCCTGATTGCAGTACATATCCCGTAGTTGCTCCACCGAATAGGGGCATGGAATTTTAGCCATTGTTCACCGTCCCATCTGGTTTTGCCCACTGGATTGCCGATTCTCTGTGTGTCATGGGTTCTCTTCCTTAAAGTACTCAAGGCACTCTTCCCATGTGCCGAAATGATTGGCTAACCAGCAGAAAATGTTGGCTTTTCTGCCTACAAGGAACACAGGTATCCCGTGTCCCATTGCAAAGCCATACTCCACAAAACACCCGCCAGTAACAGCCCGGAGCGGGTCTTCCAGTGTGAATAGGATTAGGGCATCTGCAATAGATACATCCGCAAGGTCTTTTTTAGCAGTGTCGAATAAGACCTGCACAGGGGACTCAAATGTTAGCCCATCATCCCCTGCCAGCCATGATGATGTAATATCATGCCCTAACTCTTCTAATTGACAGGCATACCCCGCTATTTCGGTCAACCTCTGGTATCCTGCCGCAAGATATATTTTCAAGCCTGTTTCCTTTCTGTTTTCAAATCTGCCCGACAACCCACAATGCCCCGATTTCGCGTTTCACGCCTGTTTACGGGCGGTATGGTGCGTTTTGTGTATATTTCGTTTGGCACAAAACACGTGCTAGAAATGCCAAGTTTAGGCATACGCCATAAAACTACCGAGCGGGTCTTCCGCAGGTGTTTCTACGCTCCCGATTACCGCCGCCCTTCTGTCCATTTTTGCGGTTGCGGTTCGGATTTCGGCTCTAATCTCTGCCAGTATCGCCTGTCCCTCTGCGTCGTTCAGGTGGTAAATCCCATTCCAGTAGCGCACTGCCAGCCGCCGCCATCGGCACTCTGCGAAGTGTCGGAAATAGTCTCCCATTTTCGCCCGATCATGCTTGCACCATGCCCCGTTACGGTCTGCAATTTCGGCAGGGGAGCGGTACTCAATCGCGCAGTTTGCGAATGGCACTGGGTTCGTCATGGCGGGTATGTCCGTCCAGTAGCCCACCAAAATCACCCATTCACGGGGGCTAACGGCTCCGTTCCGGGAGAGCGAGTCAAGAGCGTCGTCAATATCCCGCCTCACTTGGGAGTATTTTTCACAAAGTTGCTTCGTTGTTGTCACAGTTTGCCTCCTATCCGTTCTCGCTCTACCCCGCCGATTGCAGGGAGTTCGGTCATGGGTCGCACCGCCTCTTTTGCCAGTACGCTCTCTGCCGCCTTGTTGACATGCCCTATCAAAACGCCTTGAGGTGTCTCCGATTGGCACAGGTCAATCCACCCGCCGAGTGCCTTTACCACCTCTAAGGCAGGGAGAGAAAGCGGAGGTGCGCCCTGTGCGTAGTAGCCGCCTTTTGTGCCGTCATCACGCTCGTACTCCACCCACACGCCGCAGGAACCGTAACTCGAAATCTTGTCGAAAATCTCCTGCGCTATGTCTGCCACAGTGGTCTGCCCCTGAACCGTGAACCGTTTCGCGATTGCCAGCACGTCCGACGGCTCCGGGACGTAGTGAACGAAATCGCCGCTCTGTGCGGGCTTGAATAGCATCTCGCGAATCACGGCAGGAATGAACTCGACGGGTATCATCCTGAGTGCATCGAGGAAATGTCTGCTCGTTCGTGCCGAAAACTCGCGTCGGTTCCTCTCGAAAATCGCCTTGATGTCTGCCAAAGCGTCTAAAATTATCTCTTCGCCCTCTTGTTGTGTCATCAGTACGCCTCCTGTAACAACGCCCTTATTGCGTCGCGGTCATCCTGCAACGTTTTGCCCCGCTTTTCAGGGGGTAGCCAGTCTTTGCCAACACTCTTGTCCATCACCGATTTGAGGTAGTTCCCCATCGAGCGGGCAGAAAATCGGGCTATTTCGTCCGGGCTTCTCGCTTTGCGTAGCACCTCTACCGCCGCGTTAATCCGCTCTGGGGCATAGCCGAGCGAAACCAGTTCTGTGTACCACGCTTCGCCCTGCATAGAACCGCCCTGTATCACTGCCCTACCTGCCGCATTACGCCGCTCTTGGGCAGGAGTGACAATCTCAGAGGGGAGGAGTGTGTGTGTGGCGTTGTCGGCAGTTGCGTCGCCGCTTGCGCCCGCGTCTCCCACACACTCTGTATCTCTCTCTGTATCTACATCTTTATCTCTATCTACATCTACATCTATGCTTGTTACATTTGTTTCACTTGTTACATGGCTTGTTTCACTTGTTACAAGGGGGTTGCTTCCCTGTTCTGTAACAAGTTTTTTGTCTGCCCTGTGCCTTCTTACGCGCTCACGGTTGGATTCGGGAGACCATGAAGGATAGTCAGGAGTACTCTGCCATGATGTCCAGTTGTGGGGCGACAAACCCTCTTCGTGGCTATCTATCAAGTGTCGCTTTGCCAGTTCGGATATTGCCGATTCTGCATCCTCTTCACTAATTCGCAAGCGGAAGGCAATGGTCTCCATGTCTGGCAATAACCCCCGATGCTCACTTTTATTAGCCAGACAAAGCAGATTAACCCATATTTTGAAAAGTGGTGCAGGTAGTTTCTGCACCTTCGGGTCATCTATCACATCGTCTGACAGTCGTAGCCACTTCATACTATCTCACCCCTTCCTTAAACAAGTTCCCCACGATAAAACCCCTCACATCCTCCCCAGAGTAGTGAGGCTCCTTGAGGCTGTAGGTCTTGAATCGAATGCGTCCTGCACGTTGCGAGAGCCAGTGTTTTGCGTCCGGTACAGAACACCCTAGTAGTTGCGCCACCTGTGCTATCGTGAGCCATTCCACTCTATGCCTCTGCTCCGAAAAGTGTCTCTAGTGATTGCTGTCCTGCGCTAATGGTTGCGCTCTCTAGGTTCCGTTTCGCTATCTCAAAATAGGAGGGCTTCAACTCTATCCCTGTGAACTTCCTGCCCATTTTAAGAGCCACGTACCCCTCGCTACCTATCCCCGCAAATGGTGAGAGTACGTTGTCGCCCTTGTTTGACCATAGCGCAATACACCGCTCTATCACATCCAGTTGCAGGGGGCAGAGATGCTTTTCGTCTTTCTCGCCTTTCGCAATTTGATAGTTCAAAACTTTAGTCTGGTCTATATCCATCCATACAGGAGAAGCCCACTTCTGCCATTGGTCAAGAGGGAATTCAGATTCCGTGTGATACACTGGGTTCTCTGTAATAGAGTTAGCCATCCCGTCCCATTTGCGGAAAACTACCACGTAGTCCGCTTTGCCCTGCCTCGAAACGCAGGAGTTTTGCTTGAGGTTTTTGTAGAGAAGCCCGTGATTCTTAGTGCGAACCATCTCGGTTACGGGGCTTTTCCATATCGTAACTTTGGAATGGTATACCCATCCTTCTTCAACGAAAAGACGGGTTATCATGCCGGGAAAGTCTACCAACCCCGTTACCCCGCTATTGGCGCGATTGAGCGACAAGTCTTGACAATGCACCGCCGCCAATCTACCTTTCATGGTTACTCTTCTGAGTTCTCTCACAAGAAAACGAAAATGCTCTATAAACTCATCCGTGTTGGCGCAATTCCCCATGTCTGCCAGAGCGTCGCTATACACGAACAGGTTGGCAAACGGTGGCGAGAATACAGACAATCCGACGCTTTCAGTTTCGATGCCATTGATAACGTCGCAAGAATCGCCATTCCAGAGTTCCCAATTGCATCCTCTGTAAACAGATTGAGGGTATTCCATTAAGGACTTGCGCCCCTTTCTTGTGAGTTCGTGTTCTCCCATTGCTTGCCTCATGTGCGTTGTCAACTCCTTATGTCGAATTTGTTTCTGGTTTATGGCTTTCCACATATCCTGCTCGCCGTCGGCAATTACCACATGGCAACGAACTTCATTCTGTTGACCGTATCGCCAACACCGTCGCAGTGATTGATAGAACGATTCGTAAGAGTAGGAAAGTCCCATAAATACCACGTTGCGGCAGTGTTGCCAGTTCATTCCGAACCCCGCTATTTTGGGCTTTGTTATGAGTTGATGAATAGAACCATCCGAAAACCCTACGAGCCGCGACTCTTTATGAGTAGTGGTATCGCTCCCCTTTACCTCAACGGCACGTGGTAAAACTCTTCTGAGTTCATTCGCTTCATATTCCGTGTTACACCAAATCAAAACTGGCTCATCCCCGAAACTCTCCACAAGTTCCGCCACCTTCTCGGCGCGAAATGGAGCGGATGCTCGCGCTACGTCATGGAGTTTAGTCGCGCTCAAACTTCCCATATTAAAAAGCACGTCCGTTCGAGTTTGGGGAACATCCACAACATGACAATTCATTTCAAGGGGTATAGAATCATATCCCTGTTTGGGGTATCCTAAATCAGCGGGAGAGGTTAGAGAGACTGCCCACGAGCAAACCCACGCCCAGAAATCACCTTGCCCGTGATTTTTGAGTCTAAACTCCCCCGCATTGAATGTGTCGTTTATGAACCATCTCGCAAGCATTTCGGCGGCGGGCATAATCCCTAGAAAATCGGAGTGGTTGCCTATTTCAGTATGGTCATTGGGAGAAGGGGTCGCCGTCCATGCGCTTTTATACGGGGTGGCGCGAAACATTTCCGTCAATGCCATCTTAGTGGAGCCGTTTTCCGATTTCAGGATAGAGGACTCGTCGAGCGCAACCGCAATAAACTGCGACGGGTCGAATTTATCAAGCATCTCGTAGTTCGTGATATTGATACCGGGCTTTACATCCTCTTGGGTTCGGCAAACTGTGACATTACGCCCGAACTTCTGCCCCTCTCGGTAGGTCTGATGTGCAACGGCGAGAGGGGCTACTATGAGCGCATTCCCTCCTGTAGCGTTGCATACCTGCCAACACCACTCTAGTTGCATCGCGGTCTTGCCTAGCCCGCAGTCAGCGAAACAGGCAAACTTGCCGAGTTCTAACCCCCATAGAACGATGTCTTTTTGGAAGTCAAACAGTAGTGGGCTGATGTTAGAGGGAGATACATCTACTCCCTGAAACGTTGGGGAAGGTTGCTTCCCTCTCAAAAACTCTTTGTACTCTAATGCTGTAGTCAATCTAGTTCTCCTTATCTCTCTAGTGCTTCCAGTGCCTCTTCCACACTGTAGACCGCCACGCTCGCCCCAATGTCAATAATCTCCTGTTGTTCCGTCGTGGGCGTGTTGGGGTGTACTTTCGCCTCTAGCAGTCGTATAATCGCAGTGTGCGGGGGTGCGGCAGGATAGATACAGAGCAGGTCAGGTACTCCCGCGTCGGAGCCGCTCCCCTTCACGATGTGCTGTCCGATTCTGTACACCCGCCACCCCCTTGCCTGTACTGCCTCCCGAATCGCTTGTACCAGTTCCGCCTCATTCTTCCACTGCGCGGGTTGCAAGGGCTTCTCTCGCCTTGCAGGTGGGGCAGAGGGTTGGGAGGGTGTCTCTACTAAGACGTAACACGTTCGGCAGAACAGTCCCATGCTAGAGGTCATGAGTTCAGTTTTGCAAGATCGGCAGTGTGTCTCCATACGTCTCCTTTTCACAGGGGGCGAGTCCCCACCCACCCCCTGTACTCTCTATGTTAACTCAGTTACTCTATACCGACTCCGTTTCGGGAGTAGAGGGCAGTACGGCGTTTTGGTTTATGCTCTCTATTGAGCGCACGCTGTAGGCTTCGCTCGGAGCAACGACTGTAAGGTGGGTTGTTTCATCCACATATTACAATCAGCCTTGCTACTGGTTTACCAATCCATGCGCTCAATGGAAGGCACTATTCAAAAGCAGTTTTCCTTAATCCACTCCACGCAGTCAGCATCGGTATACTCTCCGTTGTTCATTGCCGTTAGAGTTAGACCGTTCATAGCCGCGTAAATCTCTGTAGGGGATAACCCGCCGCGTTGTGCGAGTTTTTCAAGCGACTGTGAATGGTTTCTAATCACTTGCCGCTCGAAGGGTGCTATCTTTGCCCAATCTATCCACTTGGGGCAATTCTCACCTTTTCGGGTATGGCTAAATGGGCGCAATACAGGAAACTTGTCCATCACTCCCCACCTTTCTGTTGGCACAGGATTACTCTTCGTCACAGTAATAAGCATCCGCAATCGCGTTTTTTATCCTGTCTATGAGGTCGTCAGTATAAACGCCTATGCGTTCCATTATCTCGGTTGCTACTTGTTCAATCTCCGATTCTTCGCAATCTTCCGCCG